AATCATTGGAGCGAATTTATCTTTTACTTTAGTTTTAAAATGCTCCAACTGATATTTAGTCATTGCTTTCATTTGTTATCCTTTCTTTTATTATGGGATTTTATACTACAAGTAAATTTATAAGTCAATCTTTATTTTATTTTTTTTCTAGGGGAGGGTGGGCCCCAAGGTCACGAGCACAACTTATACGTGTATGCGTCAATCTGTCTTAAAATAATATTTGCATATAAATTTAATAGTGATATAAATTCCCATAAGAAAGGATAAATAAATATGTCAAAAGAAAATAAAAAATATTTCATAATAGAAAAACAAAATTATTCCAATATTGGAATTTTAAAATTTTCTATTTATGAAAAAACTATGTTTGATTTAAATACAGCTACTAGAAAACTTTTAGCTTTAGATGAATTAAACACAGACAGAAAAAATATAAGTTATCATTTGCAGGAAGTGGACCAAGGTTTAATTCCTCTGATGTTAACAGAAGAGGTGGAGGTTAAGTCTAATGGACATAAAAGCTCTTAAAGAAAATCTCTTCGAAGAATACCTAGAGGAAGTAGAAAAAGAAAATTATGCAGGAATTATATCTTGGGGTCCTGAAAAAGGCGCGCCTTGGTATCATAAGTCAGACTCTGAAATGGAAGAGTTGGCAGAAAAAAAAGTTAAAAAATTTATGGACCGCAATTCATAAATAAAAGATCGACCCAGTGTCAAACCGCCTACTGCAGGCCGTCTTCACTGGGTGCTGATCCCTAGTCCCTGAGTTATGTAGTCTTTACGCGAAAGGCTCACCTGCGCAGGTTGAGGGGACTTGGGATCAGTCAACGCGCCGCCGCCGCTAGATCACAGACAGTCTGGCGTTGGCTGGTCCTGATCCCTGGTCTTATGTTTCGGAACAGCGAATAGCTGGAATACGATTGATATCACATAAGACCTGGGATCAGTGGGCGCCGGCAAGCGCGCACTGATCATTTGTGAGTGTAAGGTATAACTCTCCCCAAGCCTTGCAGGGTTGTGCAGGGCAATTTATCTTTTCAACCGAAGCGCGAGCGCAAGCTCGCGAGCCGGGGGGGAGGGTGGGCCCTAAGGGCACAAGCGGACTGAGTCAAGAAAATTATTTTTTTTATTTTGTTGACTTAAAGAAATTAATAATTATTATGGGATATTATGAGAATTGAGAAAGCAAAAGAAATTACAGGATCATTAAGCAAGCCTAGCAAGATGCCGGGCCACGCTTACGGTTTACCGGCTAAAGAGTGCAAGACCGGCGGCAAGCTGCAGAAGGTTAAAGGCTCGACGTGTTACGGCTGCTATGCATTAAAGGGCTGCTATGTTTTTAAAGTTGTGCAAGATGCACAGTATAAAAGATTAAAAGCGATTAGACATCCTTTATGGGTGCGAGCGATGGCAATGCAGATCAACAGTAAAAAAACAAAATTTTTTAGATGGCACGATTCCGGAGACGTCCAGGACTTGAAACACCTGGCCAAGATCTTCGAAGTGTGTAGACGCTCCCCGGATGTCCAGCATTGGTTACCGACGCGGGAAGCGTGGACGGCTAAGTATCAGGACAGAGCGCCGGAGAATTTAAAATTAATCTTTTCTATGCCGATGGTCAATCAGGAAGCCGCGGGGGGCTGGAATTATACCAGCACCGTGGTGACCGATCCGAGCAAGGCGACTTGTCCAGCTCCGCAGCAAGATAATGAGTGCAAGGACTGCCGGGCGTGTTGGGATAAGAAGGTCAAGAACGTTGCATACCTGGCCCACTAGTTTAGAATGATTCTAATGTGGCATCACCCAAAATATTACGCAGCGCTTGCGAAGATTCGCAAGCAGTTTGAGAAGGAACAAGCTGACAAGCGAGCGAGCGAGCAAGCACGGCGGGTGGGTGGGCCCGCGAGCCGCGAGCAGGGGAGCGAGCAAGCAAGCGCTCAAGCGTCCGAGCAGGACTCAAGCAACAAGCGCTGAATGTGTTCCCAATCATTCATTGCGAGGGAAGGTGTTTCGCGGTGGTCTACGAGCAGACCGGGGAGCGCGGTGCTTTTAAATAGCTTTATACATTTGAGGGAAGGTTCGTGAACGAGTATAAAGTTACGCTTTATACGAGTTAGATGAAATAATTTTTGATGCGGTGAGAAGTGCACTTTGTTGCCATGAATCACCTTGAGCTCAACCATGAAAAAACCACAAGAATCATTATATCCCAACAGATCCGGTACACCAAAGGATGCCCAAGATTCCAGTCTTGTCCACTGTATTTTAGGTGTATTCTTCTTAACTAAGTTCCAAAATTTTGACTCGGGTTTCATAGTACATCGTACTCAATGTTGACTTATAATCGTACGTAATATAAAAGTCAATCATGCCTAAAAAACCTACATTAACTGAGAATCAAAAGAAGTTTGCTACGCTGTTAGTATATGAAGCAGGTCGTAAAAGTCCGGCTGAGTGTGCATTTGAGTCAGGATATAAAACAAGACCAAGACAAGCAGCATCAGAATTAAAAAATCCAAAAATTTATCCATTGGTAGCAGCATATATAAAAGAATTACGACAAGAAGCCCAGGAAAAATATGGGATTAGTTATCAAAATCATTTGCAAGAGATGGCAAGATTAAGAGATGAAGCAAGAAAATTAAAACAATTATCCCCCGCCGTGACCGCCGAAAAGAATCGTGGCCAGGTCGGAGGATTATATATCGATAGGCAAGTTAATATCAACGCGAACGTAGATCTCAGTAAGTTATCTCCTGAAGAATTACAGGATAAACTAGATCAAATGTACGAGGAAGATATTAAAGATGTTACGCCATCAACAGAGCCAAAAGAATCAGAATTAAAATAATCCCGTGGCTCCCATTAAATACGTTGTTGAATTTTTGCCAAATTCTTAACGCATTATTTCTTATTTTTCTTATCAGTTCCATAATCTACTCCTTGTGAGTTTGGACCCTTCCTTGGCGGAAGTTGGTCCCATTTTACATTGGGCATATTCTTTGTCAATGTAGGATTAAAGATTCTGTTAAAGTTTTCTTTGTATAAATCGTTTACAATTCTTGATCTGCCATCAAATCTAAATTTTTTATCGCTCACTTATTTTCTCCATTTTAGTTACACATCCTAACGGAAATACATTTCTGTCAGAGAATAACTCATCATTTTCTTCGTAGCTAGCAAAAGTCCAAAGGTATTTTTTATTTTTAAAAAACACATACGCATGAGTTATCATTGTGGAAGGAACCAAACCTAACGAATCATGGGCCGTGGCGTGCCCTGAGTCACCAGTCGGATCAATCCAAGTAATTTTATAATAATAATATCTCTTCTTGTTAATAACAACAGATTTATATTTAGATTTTTTAGGACGTCTCATGTTATCTTATATACTGTATAGTGGAAATTTTGGGCAAAAAAGTTTTCAAAAAAATAAAAAAGGTCGCGCGCGCCGAGTAGAGGACTGTGCCATGCTGTGCCAACACCCTTGGCACACCTATTAGCAAGGAATACCAACGATAATAGCTCAATTTTAGCCTGTGCCAACTGTGCCAGAGGATTTTTTTTATCACAGAAAAAAAAATTTGCTCTAGAATTCCCCTATACACTGGCACACTATGTAATTTTGAACACATTTGTGCCATTTTTAATAATTTTCTTGACTCCTGTGCCTTGTATTTCAAATTTAGCATATGGTTTCCATTGTTTACGAATCAGATTTAGCTCTAAAATCAGATTCGACCACTGTTTCGGACTTATTTTTGTCCCTATTATACTCACCTTTTTCATAATCTATGCACAATCTACCCTCTAAATGATCCATTTCATGTTGAATGCATCTTGCTTCTAGATTGTAAAATGTTTTTTTCTCCTCCTTTCCATCTTTATCTTGATACTTTAGAATAATTCTAAGGTGTCTTTTTACATCTCCTTGCTTGCCTGGAGCTGATAAACAACCTTCAGAATCACGTAATGTTTCATCAGATTTCTCTACAATTTCTGGATTTATATATACTTTATCATTGGTCCTGCTGCGAGAGCAGTCCATTACGAACATTCTTAATTGATATCCAACCTGAATAGCAGCTAGTCCAATACCATGATGCTGATACATAGCCCGAGTCATCCAAAGAATAAGTCTTTTGGTTTTATCATCTAGTGGGAACTTCACTGGATGAGACTCACTACGTAAAAATACATCAGGATATTTTACTAGCTCTATATGCATGGGGTTTCCACTCTCGCTTCCACCCCACTCCCTAGGGATTCATTAGACACCATGATTCTTTTTAGGTCCTGTATATGTACGTGACCTAAACCTTTGTAAGTTTTCATGTTTTAAAACTATTCTTGCTGGTTCTGGTGAACCAATAATTTTATTTTTTTCTAATGCTATAAATCTAACTTCTTCCATGTATCCATCTTTGGTTTCAATATATATTGGGCAATCGGATATGTTGGTGCCCTTCTCACCATCAGTGAACTTTCCTAGAATCTGTTGTAAGTCTCTGACTCTCATCTAATTTCCTTCCTATTACTTTTATTAATTGATACCACTTACGACCCCACATTTCTCTCATTTCACCAGATGTTTTCCAATACATGTTGGCTATGTTATCCAGTCGTTTTTGATCTTGTTTTATAATACTCATCAACCCTCCTTAAAAAGTTATGTTTGTATGATTGAAACTCTTTACCTTCAATAACAAACTCTTGATAATAATTGTCTTTACTGCACATCATAATCACACCTTTACTTATTTTTGTTTTAAATAGTATGTTATGTGCCATGGCATATGCAGCCAATTGAAGACAATAATCTTCAATCCATTCTCTCTTTTTTGGTTTGTTAGTTTGTTTAAAATCTATGATGGCATCCTCACCTTTGTGAATACCTACTAAGTCTGTTTGGCCTGCGTATAAACCTGGGTAATACAAAGTACACTCTGTGCCATAATACTCTGTAACATTACTCAGACCACCATTGATAACTTGTAAGGCCATGTTGTGAGCTTGTTTACCTACATTAGTTTCATCTAGATAACCTTGTTCCAGGACATACATTTCAAGAATCTTGTGCATCG